TGAGCCTTTGGAATCCCGAATATCAGATTTTGATCAATGGCGTTGATTACAGCTCATCAACCATTGCAAATCTGGGAATTACATCCGGGCGCACATCGATCTATGAACAACCTGTGGCCGGATATTGCTCAGTCGAGCTGATCAATTTCGACAACACCGATTATTCATTTACAGTCGGCACGGACATTTTAATTTCAATCAAAGATTCAACCGGCACATTTGTGAATTTGTTTGGCGGCTTTATTTCAGACCTTGAGATTTCGGTGCAATCGGCCGGTTCGCGCGGTTATGTCACAGCTGCAAGAATCACAGCTTTAGGAGCTTTGGCACGATTGGCCCGAGCAAACTGGGAATTGGCTTTGGCAAAAGATTTTGATGGTGATCAGATATATGCCATTTTGTCAGATTTGCTGCTTAACAATTGGAACGAAGTTGCACCAGCTTTACAATGGCAAGATTACGATCCGACTACGACATGGGCTGATGCTGAAAATGTAGGTCTTGGCCAAATCGATCAACCTGGACAATATGAAATGGTCGCACGCGCTGCCGATCCTGTTTCGAGCTACACAATAGCCTCACAGGTTGCCGAGTCTGCATTGGGTTATTTGTACGAGGATTCATCAGGCCGGATCGGGTATGCCGATGCATTACACAGACAAAACTATTTGGCGGCCAATGGATACACCACAATCTCAGCTAACACATCAATTGGGGTTGGCTTAAAGTCGATCACACGCTCCGGCGATGTCCGCAACTACATCACTTTAAATTACAAAAACTCAAAGATCGATGTGAGCGATTTGGCCTCCATTTCCCAATACGGCAAATTTGCGGAAATCTTTGACACCAATTTAGAAAATGCAGCTGAGGCTTTGGCCGTTGCCGAAAGGCGTTTGCAGCTCAAAGCCTATCCACGGGCTTTTTTTGACTCAATCGAATTTCCATTGGGATCACCCGAAATCGATGATGCAGATCGCGATGATTTGCTAAACATATTCATGGGCTTACCGCTGGAAATCACAGATTTACCGGCAAACATTGTGAACAGCATTTTTCAAGGCTATGTCGAAGGCTGGACATTTCGAGCCTCTTTCAATGCTTTGTCAATCAGCATTAACGCATCACCAATTGAATTCTCCCAAGTGACACTCCGATGGAATCAGGTGTCTGCTTTGGAGTCTTGGAATACAATAAACCCAACACTTACATGGGAAAACGCGATCGGATCGGTGGCATAAATGGCAACTACAACTCCCAATTTTGGCTGGCCGGTGCCAACAAGCACCGATTTGGTCAAGGATGGCGCAACAGCAATCGAGGCTCTTGGCGATGCCATTGATGCCTCATTGGTCGATTTAGAAGGTGGCACAACTGGCCAAATTCTTGCAAAGGCCTCAAACACGGACATGGATTTTGCATGGATCACAAATGATGTTGGTGACATCACAGCGGTTACAGCTGGCACAGGCATTTCAGGTGGTGGCACATCTGGTGCCGTCACAATCACAAACTCAATGGCAACAGAAATTGCAGCCAAAGGCGATTTAATCGTTGGCACAGGTTCTCAAACTTTTGACAATCTTACAGCCGGCACAAACGGCTTAGTTCTTGAAGCTGCATCAGGTGAAACAACAGGATTAAAGTGGGGCTTTAAAGGCATTGTGCAGGTTGTTTATGGTTCAACCGCAACAACCGCAACAAATGCGACAGATGTTTATGCAGACACAAATTTAACGGCAACCATTACGCCAAAAAGTGCTTCAAACAAAGTATTTGTTTTGATTACACACATGGTTGCAAAAAATAGCACTAATGCCAATAGCGGTTGTTGGTTGCAATTACTACGCGGAGCAAGCGTTATTAGCGGTTTTGCTCAGTATCTAGGTTATACAAACACCACAATAAACAACAGCATTTCTACCGCATTTAATTATTTAGATTCACCAGCAAGCACTTCGGCACTCACTTACAAAACACAATTTAAAAACAATGTTAATGCAAGCGGTGTTTCTGTTAATGAAGGTACATCATCAATCACACTTGTGGAGGTATCGGTATGAGTCACTTAGGTGCAAAAGCACTTGAAACCTTACGCCCAGAAGGCGGTTGGGTTATCTATGGTGAAGATTTTGATTCCATTATTTGGGTTTCTTGCGATCCTGTTACAAAAGCAGAGTTTGATCAAGCTCTAGCCGAATTGGCCAATGAGTAATTTTCCACAAGGCACATTGCCTCGATTGATTCAGGTTGCGCTCGCTGAGGTTGGCACAATTGAAACCGGCAACAACGAGACAAAGTACGGCAAATTTATGAAAGCCGACAAGCTGCCATGGTGTGGAAGTTTCTTAAATTGGTGCTGCCACACAGCCGGGGTCAAAGTGCCAAATGTTGTCAGCACACGCGCTGGTGCCGAGGCATTTAAGAAAAACAAGCAATGGCACACAACGCCAAAGATTGGTGATTTTGTTTTCTTTGATTTCATCATCGATGACAAAGAAACAATCAATCACATTGGCTTGGTGATCCGGGCATCGGAAAAACAAATCGTGACCATCGAAGGCAACACATCAGGCGGTTCAGGAAGTCAGCGCAATGGTGGCGAAGTCATGGTCAAATCAAGAGCTTTGGGAGCACGCTCATTTGTTATCGGTTACGGCCGACCAACTTATGAGCCGTTTGCCGGTGATTTACCGGATCGACCAAAAGGAGAGAAATAATGGATCAAGCAAAAGCAATAGCGGCCTCATGGGGTCGCTCATATCTAGCAGCAGCTTTGGCCGTGTACATGGCTGGCGGAGACATCAAGGCAATGGCAATGGGTGGCGTGGCAGCTGTTGTGCCGGTCATTTTGCGCTGGCTCAATCCAGCTGACAAAGCTTTCGGATCAACGGGGAAATGATCCCGAAACTACGCGCGGCAGGTTTAGCTTTGATCCTTTCGCTAAGCCTTGCCGGGTGTGGTTATCAAGGCTGGGTGCGATACCCATGCCAATTGCATGAAAACTGGGAAAACCCGGAATGCTTAAAACCGCAATGCAAAGTGACTGGTACCTGTACGGAGGATTTGATTGGCGATGGCTTCAAAGAGTAAAGAGCGATTAAGTCAAGAGGACATCAAAGCTCGGTTGATGTTTCTCATTGGCTCGGTGCTGGCCATTGTGTTTCTTATTGTCACTTTGGGCATCACTTATGCATTGATTTTTGTGACACAGCCAATTGGAGCACAAGCTCCCAATGATGCAGCTTTCATCGATTTACTCAAAACCTTGGCAATCTTTCTCACCGGGTCATTGGGTGGAGTTTTGGCATCTAATGGCCTTAAAGATAAAACCACAAAATCAGAATATGAAAAAAGCATTGAAAGGCGTTTAGGCGGTAGCGACACGCCATGATTTTAGCGTGATTCTTGAATTTGTCGTATTTGCCTGTCACTCTCTATTTCGGGAGCTGGTTCGCGGCTCCCAGAATCGGGAGCAATACAATGAACGAAGCATCAATTGTGATCATGTGTTTGATCGCTGGAGCCTTTTGGGCTGTCATGGCCTATTCGGTAGGTTTTAAGGAAGGCGAGCGACAAGGCTATACAAGAGGCCGAGCCGTAGCACGCCACGCGGTATCAGCTGATCGGAAGGTCAAATAATGGCCACATTTATGGATGGCTATGAAGGCAACAAAGAGCGCACAGACCGGTGGATTGCCACATTTCCGCAAGGTAGGTTGGAATCGCACATCATTGAATTCAATGCCGAAAAAGGCTATGTGCTTGTGCAAGCAAAAGCATGGCGCAATCAAACCGAGATTGACCCAGCTGGCATTGATTATGCGTACGGCTATCTCGCAGCTTATCCTGACAAAATGAAACGCTGGATGGTTGAAGATACTGTCACATCAGCTTTGATGCGCGTGATGGCTTTGGTTATGGGCAACACCGAGAAGGCCACAAAAGAGGTCATGGCATTGGTAAAGAGTGAGACACCGGCTGCCGATTATGACTATTGGAGCACAAAGCATGGCGATGTTCCGAGTTACCAAACATCAGCGGAAGCTGAGATGGCTGGCACGCCATCATTTGGATCATCAGATGTTGGCCCAACAGGTTGGGCTGTCAATGGGGTTCCAATGTGTGCACACGGGTCAATGCGTTGGAATCAAAGTAAACCAGATGCACCAAAGCCATGGGCTGGTTACTTTTGCAGCGAAAAAATTAAGGATAAGCAATGCAAGCCAACATGGTATGTGCTGACAAGCGATGGCACTTTTAAGCCGCAGGTGTAATTATGAGCGACTATGTTGAGATCATTTATCCTCAAGAGATGAAAGCACGATTGATGTGCAATGGCGAAATCGTTGAGGAATACAAAATCGAGCAATGCGACAAATGTTCACAGCTGAGGCGATTGGATCACTTTGGCTACCAAAAAGGCTATGACAAGCAAGACAGCATCATTTGGTTTTGTGGTGATTGCCGATGATAGATCGCATTGAGGAGGTTCAATGCATGATTGCAGCCATCCAACATTGCCATGATCGATCAGCTGATCACAGCTCACGCATTGTCAAGGACATTTCATGGTTTGCCTATGTTGCACAGATGGGCGAATCAATGGCCGCTGAGTATCTTGTAGCCAAGCGATTGGGCTATGACTACACACCGGGCATCACATGGGATAAGTCGAAGGCAGATGTGGGCGATCACATCGAAGTCAAATGGTCAGCCAATCCAGCCAGTAATTTATGGATTCAGGATTCAGATCGGCATGATCGTGACATTGCTGTACTTGTTACAGGCAGCTCACCAAAGATGCACATTGTCGGCTGGATGCCGGTTGCAATAGCAAAAAAACCACGCTATCGAAACCCATCACAAAACAATTGGTCGGTGCCACAAATCAATTTACAACCTATTGAAACACTTATGAGGAGCAATTATGCACATCCTTCAATTTGATTGTTCGATATGTTCAAAGCTGTATGGAAAGCCAAAGCAACGCCATGGCCTAAAAAAAGGTGCTGAATTAACAGAGCATGAGTGGTTTGCACAATGCATGAGTTGTGGCACATTTGGCATCAAGATCGTTGATGATGCTCGGATTGAGGAGATGTCATTGTGATTAAGTTATCCACAG